GCCGGATCTGTCTAGCAAGGTTGAACTACTGGCGGATATCGTCTGTGTGCCGTGCGGATGCGTGTCCGGTTATGGTCGGCCACCTTCCGTTGCGGAGTGCTCTTGTGAGTGTCACGACACGGCCCGGCTCTGGTGGCGGATGAAGCCCTACCGGCTATCGGAGCCGGGCACGTGATCAGCGAATCCCGTGATGAGCTGCTGAGCCAGTACGGCCAGCTGGTAACCCGCATGATCCGGGCGGGGCTTGAGCCCACGCTCAGCGAGTCCGTCATTGATCTGTTCAGCGAAGGTGAGCTGAAGGTTCTCATCAAGAGCGAGGCAGTACGGCTCTTGCACTACCAGCGGCTTGAGGCTGAACGGTGAACGCTGACGAACGTCTCCGGGAACTGATCCACGGCGGGCCGTATGAGCCGTACCAGTGGATAGTGATGGTCCGGCTTGCCGCCGTCGCCGATGACCAAGGGTTGGTTGACGTGCCTGAGATTGCCCTGGTCTCCGATTGGGTCTGTGAACCGGTTGACGAGACTGAGGAACGGTCCGACAAGCGGGCCTTGTACTCGCTGAAGCGATTGAAGGCCACCGGATGGATCACGCCGGTAAGCGATCAGCGTTGGGATATTGGGCGGCTACTCAGGCAGGGGAGGACCCAGCGGGAGCCCGACTATTGACAGGGACCTTGAACGATTTCGACAAGGACCTTGTCGATTTCGGCCCGATTTCTCCTTTCCCCCGCGCACGACGCGCAAGTAAGAGGATCGCGGGCGCCCGTCTTTGATCAGTGGTAGTGGCGGGGCTTGCCACGCCAAACGGGGTACCGCTTCAAGGTCACCACTCTGAATGGATGGATGCGATCGGTCGGTCTCAGCCCATGAGAGCAATTGGACTGCCGCCACCGGTACCGGCATGGACAGCTCAGCCGGTTCGGGGTATGAGACCAACAAGGAATCTGGCGACAGCAACCGCACTGATGAGAACCACATGGGATCCCGCCGGAATCAACCTTCCACTAAACAGGCAGCGCAACGGTTGGTGAACCTCACTGGTGTTGAACAAGTGAGAGTCATATTGGAGCGCAAGCGGAATGAACGGATTGAAACCGATGAAGCACGTGGTGCGAGTGAAACCGAAGAGCCGCACCCGTCCTGATGAGGCCCATTGCCGTTCCGGTGAATGGCGGGCATTGAGAAAGCTCATCCTGCTCAGGGATCAGAACACGTGCTGGATGTGCGGCCAGTGGGCGGACACCGTGGATCATCTCATTGCCCGCTCCAAGGGTGGATCTGATGATCCGAGCAATCTCGCTGCCGCATGTAGGAAATGCAACTTCGCTAAGAAGGCGAACGGGAGTAGTCCGTTGGCCATCACCATCAACTGGTAATGAGAGGTAGCTATGACAGTGGTATGGGAAGACCTTCCTGAGCCGATGCCTGGTCAGCGTGTGGGCGGGTTCCGCCGTGACTCGACGCCTCAGGCCAAGGAAGCCAATGACATCCGGGAACAGCTTCAGAGCCGGCCCGATACGTGGGCTCGCCTGTTCGACTTTGGGGAGGACAAGGAAGCCGCACAGAAGAAGGCCAACTACATGGGCCGTAAGGGTTACAACTACTCGATCCGTCAGACGCCCGAACGTGGCTGGTCTCTGTACGGCCGGTACACGGGAGTGATCACCCCCCGTACCCCACGTGCCAAGCGTGAGGATCAGCCCAATGAGAACGTGGAAGTAGAGCCCACCTTCAACTGAGCACGTGTCTAGCTAGACATGGGGAACGTGACTGACACGTAGGCCAATGGCTGTCTCTCGTGGGCAGAGCGTCCCCTCATTGGTGGCTAGGGCATGGGCTGAACACCAGCCCGTGAGGCTCATGCCCTGGTCGCCATCGAACAGGAGAACCGATGGAGTGGGAGCCACCTGGTGAGGTGTTCCGTCCATCCGGAGCCCGGAAGAACACGGCCGTTCTCGTTGACGAGTGGGCCGGGGATGCCCGGTGGAGTTGGGCCGGTGCGGATCCCATTGAGAAGGGCCATTTCTTTGTAGGGAATTTCGACGGGACTGCGGTCAGCAATGATGGAATTACCACCCCTATTACGCCCATTGGGAACGAGTTCCCCCGGGTTAGCCCTAAATCCGATCCCGATATAGACTATTCCTACGGCAATGCGCTAGTGAATTGGTCACGTGACGTGTTGGACATTGAGCTGATGCCGTGGCAGCAGTTCGTCCTACGTGAGGGTTGCTCCAGACGTAACGGCCGGTTCCGTTACCGCACATTGCTCACGATCGTGGCCCGCCAGAACGGTAAGACCACGCTGGCCATGGTGAGGATATTGGGCGGGCTCTGCCTGTTCGGCGAACGTATGGCCGTGGCGTCCGCTCAGGTCCGGGCTACGGCCTATGAGGCGTGGATGCGGACCTATGACGTGGCCATTGAGCGAGGCTTGCCATTGGGCCGCCGTTCCATGCGGGCCGGTGGCGAAGAGTTCTACGTCAACGGTGGCCGCTACCGCATTGTGAGCGGCTCTACCGGTGCCGCCCGTGGGCTCTCCGGGGTCGACCTGGTCGTCATGGACGAGATCCGGGAACTGAAGCGTTGGGCGGGTTACGCCGCCATTGACAAGATCAGGCGGGCCAAGCCCGACTCTCAGCTCTGGACCATCTCCACGGAAGGGGATCTGTCCAGTGAGGTCCTCAACCGACTACAGAACGCCGCCCGTGACGCCATCGCCATAGGCACGGACAGCCCCATTGGGTATTTCGAGTGGAGTGCCCCCCATGGAGCCCATCCCGGCAAGCCGGAGGTATGGGCCATGGCCAACCCAGCATTGGGTTACACGTTGGAGCAGTCCGTCATTGAGGCGGAGTATCTGACAGATCCGCCGTCCGTGTTTGAGACGGAGGTGTTGTGCCGGAAGGTCTCATCCATGCAGTCATGGGTCAACGTGAGCGATTGGGATGATTGCCGGACATCCGACAAGTTCCCCGTTGACCGTCCGTACGTGTTCGCCATGGATTCCGGCCCGGAGCTGAGGCACGTCTCGATCGTTGCGGGTTCAACCAACGACGGGCTCCACTCGCTTGAGGCGATCGGCGCTTGGGCGGGACCTGCCGCCCTAGCGGACGCTGAGACCCGTCTAGATTCGCTCCTAAGGCGCTGGAAGCCCGGTTCCCTTGTGGTGCTCGATAAGAGCCCCGTGCAAGCCTCAGCGAGGCGTATAGCGGGCAATGCGGGGATTCCCCTGGTGGTGATCAGGGCGGCTGAGTGGGCTAGGGCATGCAGAGCGTTCTATGCCGCCGTAGATCAACGCACGGTCCGGCATCCCGGGGGAGCCACCATCGGCGCCGCCTTGGCCATGACCAGACGGGGAACTGACGGGTTGGTGTCCTCAGTCCATCGCCTCAATGAGTCCGCTGACAACGATGCCGCCATCGCTGCCGTGCTCGCCTTGTGGCAATCAACCCAACACGTGGAGCCCGTCAAGGTTCCCGATTGGACGGCCTTCTAATGCCTTCCTTGCTGAGATACAGCCTGTCAATCCTTCAGATCATATGCCTTGCCGCCATGGCCGTAGCCGGATGGTTCCTGTTGGAGCACTGGACGTACGTGGCGGCCGTGGCCATGGGAATGCTGATCGCCACGCTCTACATCGAGCTGTTCTATGAGCGTAGGGGCGATTGATGCCCTTGCTCGGTGCGCTCACCCGGGCCAAGCCTTCACCGGTACGGCTCACGGGCGGCTCGCAAGGGCAGAGCCTTCAACCCATAGCCCAATGGCAAAACGCCATGTTCGGGAACTGGCCCACGGCTACGGAGTTCCCATGGTGGTACGTGACCGTTGAGGAAGCCCTAGACCTTCCCGTCGTCGGCGGCTTCATCGGCATAACGTCCAGCTTGCTGCTACAGATGCCGCTCCACGGCTACCGCAATGAGGGGGGTCAGTCCGTCCCACTCGCCACCAATCCCCCGATACTTGAGAACCCATCACCAGGTCCATCCCGTACCTTCGGCGACTTCATCAATGAATACCTCCGGGACATGGTCCTCTATGGCAACTTCGTCGCCATATTGGGTCCACTCAACGCCGCCGGCTGGCCTGATGTCATGGCTCCCGTGCCGGCCGGTCAGTGGCAGATCAACACGGAAGAGCGCAGCGGCTACACCGTGTGGTGGTACCTGATCAATGGCGTCCGGTATGAGCCGGAGAAGATCTTCCACGTCACCATGAACCAACTGACGGGGGAGCTAGTTGGGCGTGGCGTGCTCAGCCTTTACAAGCGGCTTATCGCCTCAAGCGTGGCCGCTGAGCGATGGGCGGCCATGTACTTCGAGGGTGGAGCCGTGCCACCCGGTGTCGTCAAGCATCCCAACCCGGAGCTGACACAAGAGCAGGCCAGCCTCTTGAAGGCCAAGATGAAGGCCGTGGCCCAACAGCGGGAATGGGCCGTGGTTCCCGGTGGCACTGACCTTGAGGTGTTGGACAACAACGCTGAGCAAGCTCAGATGAATGAGACTCGGAAGCTCAACAGCCAACAGCTGGCCATGGCGATGGGGATCCCCGGTGCCCTTCTAGGGCTTGATGCTCCGTCGCTCACGTACCGGAACATAACGGACGTGTTTCAGCAGTTCATCACCACAACGGTCATGAGCTACATCGTGCCGTTGGAGCAACAGCTCACACTGCAATGCTTGCCCCGCACAACCCAAGCACGGTTCTTCCAAGCCAACGTGCTCAGGCCAGACCTAGAAGCCCGGGTGGAGCTTGCCACCAAGTGCTTCCAATCCGGGTTGTTCACGGCGGAAGAGGCCCGAGTGTTCTTCGACCTTGGAGCTGTTCAGTTCATCGAACAGGCTCAGAATGATCCGGAGCAAATCCAATGAAGCTCCTAGATCTGTATTGCGGAATGGGCGGTGCCGGCATGGGTTACCACTTGGCCGGTTGGGATGTCTACGGGGTCGACATCAACCCCCAGCCCAACTACCCGTTCCCGTTCTTTCGGTATGACGCTCTCAAGGTCAAGATCAAGGGGTTTGACCTGGTCCACGCTTCCCCGCCATGCCAGCGGTGGAGCCCGGCCGGGGGCATATCGGCCAGAGATCATCCGGATCTTCTCACGCCGACCAGGGAGCGACTTGAGGAATGGGGCGGTCCGTACGTCATCGAGAACGTGCCTCTGGCTCCGCTGATTGATCCCGTCACCTTGTGCGGGACGATGTTCGGCCTGGGAGTATTCCGTCACCGTGGGTTTGAGACCACTGAGACGCTGACGGCTCCGGTTCATGGTCGCCACAATGGCCAGATCGGAGACGGTCGGTACTTCACCGTTGCCGGGCATCCCGGGCCCCGATCCGGCCGGTATGGGTATGGGTCCGGTACGCCCGAAGAATGGCATGTGGCCATGGGGATCGAGTGGGGAACGACCAGGGAGCTGGCTCAAGCCATACCGCCCGCATACACCCAATACATTGGGGAGCACATCCGATGATGATTGACGGATACCTGATCCGATCCACGCTCTCAGACCTGAAGCTCGTGGGTGATGGCCGCACGGTTAGCGGGATGCTTGCTCCGTACAATGAGGTGGCCAAGGTTAATGACGGGTTCGGCGACTATTACGAGATGTACGCTCCGGGCTGTTTCGAGCGGTGTATTCGTAGCGGCAATGCCGCCTATCTCCGGGTTCAGCTGGAACACAACGGCCGGTGGATCGGTCGGGGCAATCAGTGGGACGACGGACCCAACGGGCTAGCGGCTGAGCTACGCCTTGACGACACGGAAGGCGGCCGGGAAGCCGCCTTCAAGATCAGAGATGGCCAGACACCTGGCTTGTCACTGGCATTCATCGCCACGCCCGCCGGCAGCAAGCAACAGCGCATCAATGGCAGAGATGTCCTAGTTCGCCAGCGCATCAAGGCTCTGCATCACGTGGCGTTGTGCATGACGCCCGCCTATGAGGGTGCTCAGGTAGAAGCCGTACGCTCCGCCCCGGAGCCCGTAGGACCCCCGGAGAGGCTCGCCTATTGGCAGCAGTGGACAGAGCGGATCCGCCGTGCTTGAGTGCATCCCGGACACCTCACCCGCATCCCCCTCCGGTGGTTCTCGGCCGCCGGAGGGGGACCCCCGCATGTTCACCCGTTGTGGCAATGGGACTCCATGCAAGAGAACCCGTATCTCTTGAATGGAGCAATGACATGCCTGAGGCAACCCGCCGCCTTGATTGGCTCCGTCGCCAGCGTGATACCGCCGCCGGTGACGTAGAGCAGATCACCACCCGTGCGGCCGATGAAGACCGTGATCTCACTGATGCCGAGCAGTCCACGTGCATCGCCCGCCGTTCCCGGCTTGAGGACCTTGACGCTGAGATTGAGGTGGAAGTCTCCGTCGTCAACCGATCCGCTCAGTACGCCGAGCTGACATCTGGCATTGGTGGTGCTCCCGAGCGTCAGCAGGTGGAGCACGTCCAGCGCAACGCACCGGCCGAAGCTCCCACGTACACCACGCCCGGTGGCTACCTGGTCGACTACATGATGCGAGCGACTGATGACGCCGCACGTGCTCGGTTCGATGCGTACCTTCGTGCCGCCCCGGCTCATCAGACCACGGCTCAGAACCCGGGCATCTTGCCCGTGCCGATCCTTGAGCCGGTGTTCATTCAACAGACTCAGCGGCGTCCGGCCATTGAGGCGACCACCCGCCGGCCGTTGCCGGGTGCCGGGAAGACCTTCACCCGGCCGCACATCACACAGAACACGTTGGTCGGGCTTCAGGCGGCTGAGAAGGGCGATCTGCCAACTCAGACGATGACGATTGATCCCTTGACGGTCACCAAGTCCACGTATGGCGGCGTGGTGAACCTGTCATGGCAGGATCGTGATTGGACCGATCCCAGCATCATGGATCTTCTGGTGGCGGACATGGCCGGCAGCTACGCCCAAGCCACGGACGCCGCCTTCTGTACGTACTTCGCTGGCTCCGTTGCCAACACCACTGAGGTGGGCGGACAGTCCACCGGTGGCGACTATCTCGCTGCCATCTTCTCCGCCGCTGGTGAGATCTTCGGAGCTACCAACGCCCTGCCGGACACTATTTGGTGCGCCCCGGACGTTTGGGGGATGTTGGGCTCCATGGTGGACACCACCGGGCGGCCACTGTTCCCGACCATCGCCCCGGGCAACTCCATGGGCACCATTGGGCCGACCAGCCTTTCAGGATCCATTGCCGGTATCCGGCTGGTGGTGGATAAGAATTTCGCTGCCGGAACGATGATCATCGGCGACTCGCTCTACATCGAGACTTACGAGACCGTGGGCGGACAGGTCAGTGTCATTGAGCCGTCCGTGTTGGGCACTCAGATCGCCTTCTACGGCTATATGGCGTGGATGAATCTGGTTCCGGCAGCGTTCATCAAACTGGTGGATGCCGTTCCGCCCGTTCCGCCGACAGTCCAGACCGCTGAGACCAACGGTGGCACTCCGGCATCCGGCTCCGGATACACGGCGGCCAAGTAGTCATGCCATTGCCATCAGGTCCGGGCTGGCCGGATGTCGACGAGTACAAGGCGTGGGCTCGGATCCCTGATGGCGTTGACGACGTATCCGCCGATCAGGCTCTGACGGCCGTCAGGACAGCCATTGTGGCCAGATGTCCCACGCTGGCTACGGCTCCGTGCCCTGGTGACGTGGTGTACGCAACGCTGTTGTGGACTAACCGTCTCATGATCCGCCGGAACAGCCCGGAAGGAATCATTGGCATCGCTGAGCTTGGCATCGCATCCATTGTCAAGATTGACTCCGATATCGCTCAGCTATTGAGCCCTTGGGTTGAAGTGGTTATCGCATGACCACCCTTGAGCGGGCGAATGAACTGGTCGGGAAGCTGGAAGCGGCGGGCGTGCGAGCCACCACCGATCCCACGGTGGTGGCTCCGCCTTGCGTCCTGTTCATCCCGCCCAACCTCCGGTATGACGTGGGATGCGGGTTCACGGCCACATGGCAGATTGCCGCACTCGCTCCGGCCGCCCGTACTGCCGATCGCAACACGTGGGCCACGTTGGAACAGCTGGTGGCGGCCGTGGAAACCCTGGTGGCACTGGCCAACGCCGATCTAGTGGCGTATATCGCCAACGGCATCACGTACCCGGCTTATCTACTCCAATGGGAAGAGGCATTGTCGTGATCACTGAGAGCAAGCTCAAGTCTGGCAAGCTCACCTTGGGCGGGACTGGTACGCCACCCGTTGGTGGCGTTGAGTTCTCCTGCCAAGCCACAAACGTCCGCATTGTGCCCACGTTCAATGATCAGGGCGATGAGGTGGAGACGTTGTGTGGTGACAAGCTCAGCCCGGACACCACGGCCACATGGAATCTTCAGGGCACGTCGATTCAGGATTTCGACAACCCGGAGAGCTTCATCAAGTACACGTGGGACAACAACCTCACCAAGGTCCCGTTCACGTGGCAACCGAATGCCGCCGCCACGGTGGTGACGGGTGTCGTCCAGATGCGAGCCGTGGAGATGGGCGGTGACGTGAACACCCGCATTACCACGGATTTCGATTGGCCATTGGATGGGGATCCTGAGGTGACGTGGCCGGATGCTTCCCTTACCGCCAGTGAAGAGCCCGCACCCAATGAAGAGCCGGTGAACGAGTACGGGCTAGAGCCTGAGAGTGAGCCGGTCTAGTGCCCTTCGGCGTGGCCATCATCGGGGCGAACACCGTGGCGGCCACCCTTGATGATCTGGCCCAAGGTCTCGGCGAGATGTCAGACGCTGCCGGAGCGGCCGCCAGAATCGCCCTAGCGGCGTCCCGGAGCCGTGCCCCGGTGGATAGCGGGAAGCTCCGGGGGAGCGGCCGTGCGGGCTCTACGGGGTCTACCGCTGAGGTCGTGTTCTCGGCGCCCTATGCCGGCCCCATCCATTGGGGATGGCGGGCTCGCAACATCAGCCCGTCCTTGTTCGCCACCAAGGGCGTGGCGTCCACGGAAGCCCGGTGGATGGACGTGTACCGGGACGCCGTTCAAGGCTTGTGTGACGGGGTGGATGGCGCATGAGGATCCGCCAGATGTTCACCGTGAGTTGGAACGGTGGCGAGCCCGTCAATGTGGTGACCAATGCCCGGGACATAGCCAGTGTCCAAGGTGTGGATGAGATGAACTCCGCTATGCGGGGTTTCGCCATCGTCCACCGTGCGCTCGAACGCTACGGCCACCAGGTCCCGGAGCTTGAAGAGTGGATTGACCAGCTGGACGAGTTCGAGCCCGTCAAGTCCGGCGGAGATCCCAATGAGACGCTCCCTATCCGGCCGGTGGAATCTGGGAGCGAGCCATCGCCATCGCCCTCTCCACCGGAACCGATCCTCACACGTGGGCCGACGACTACCGAGCCCTTCTCACCGCTGAACACCTGATAGCCGAAGCGAGGCGATCCCGTGGCCGGTAAGCCAGCCAAGGTCTCAATTGAGATTGAAGCCGACGCCTCTCAAGCCGTTAAGGCAATCGATGAGACGGCTAGCGGGTTCAGCAAGATTACTGATGCGGCCAAGATGGTCGGGCTTGGTGCTGCGGCCGTGTTCGCCGGAGACCTTCTCAAGGAAGGGTTCTCCAAGGCGGTTGAGTTCATCGCTGACAGCTTCAGTGAAGCTCTAGACCTAGAAGCGGCTAATGACAAGATGGCCGCTCAGCTTGGGATCACGGCCAACACGGCGGCGGACCTTGGGAAGCTGGCCGGAGAGGTGTACTCCGGCAACTTCGGCGACTCCATGGAACAGGTCAATGAGAGCTTCGTTGCCATCACCAAGAACATCGGTGAAGGCAATGAGGAGTGGCTCAAGGGCATGTCTGAAGATGTGCTCGCATTCTCGGATGCGTTCGGCGAGGATCTTGGGCCGACCACCCAAGCCGTAGGCAAGATGATCAAGACCGGTCTGGCGGCCAATGCGGAAGAAGCCCTAGACATCCTCACCAGGGGTATGCAGTCCGGAGCCAACGCTAGCGAGGACTTGCTAGATACCTTCATTGAGTATCCGTCAGTGCTCAAAGATCTAGGGCTCACTGGCTCTCAGGCAATGGGCTTGATCCAACAAGGGCTCGACGCCGGAGCCCGCTCGGGTGACCTGGTGGCCGATGCCTTCAAGGAGTTCGGCATCCGTAGCAAGGATATGTCTGAGCTGACGGGCAATGCCTTCACCACGTTGGGCTTGGACGCCCAGAAGATGACGGACATCTTCGCCAAGGGCGGGCCGGAAGCC